TAGATTCCGCGATTGAAGGCATAAAGGAAAACGCTGACATCAACAAGTTCAAGTCGGACCTTATGGGTTGGACTTTCGCCTGTATCGCGGTGTCATTCTCCGCGAACGTTGCGTCATTGCTTAGCTTGTGTGTCTTCTGTTGAGGAAGCCACCAAGACCGCTGCGAGACATAGATGCGGGACGCTCCAGCCGTGTTGGGTAAACGACGGCTAGAGCGTGAGGGTACAGTCAATAAGGCAGGTGACAGCCTGCCGGTTTTGCCCTTCTCAACACCCCCGGTCATGGATTGCTCTGTGACCGGGGCCTACAATGGGCGCGTTGTGGTCTGGGGGCCACCCTCATCAAGTCGGTCCCAGCGGAGTTCGATTCTCCCCGCGTCCAAACATCCTTGGCTCAAATTGTACTCTATGGCGGTGCTGTCATAATAGAAGCAATGTTAGCACAATGTTTATAAGTGTGCAATTCCGAAATTCGGAAAGTCTACTGTGGCACCCCTACGGCATGGCGGACCAGGCTTGCCGCAACATCCTTCTGACCGCGGATCACGGCGCGCCCAGTGCCTTCCCCATCATTTGTGCCATGCACAGTAACCGCCGTATTTAAGGTGACGTTCGCTCCGCCGCGGAACATGGCTTCCTCGCCGAGCCGCCGATTGAAGAGATCTTGGCTGAAGACGCCTTTCGAGGTCGTATAGGAGTTTTCGAAGGCGTGCGCTGCTTCTTCGAACTTGCCTGCGCGAAGCAATTTCAGGATGCGCGAGTTCCCGAGGGTGCCGGTGTTGAACTGAAAATCATCAAGCGCGCCCATCTGATTCGGCTTGAGTCCCATGCCAGCCGTTAATTTGTAGACCATTGCGGCCGCTTTGCCCATGTCCTGGGTGTAGAGCTGATCGGCCTTTTCCTTCGTGATGCCGCCGGAGAAGTTTTCGCCTGGAAGAATCTGATGGCCGAATCCAATCGCCCACTTGCCCGCGTCCGGATATGCCTTCAGGCGGAGCCCTTCGCTCGCCTTTGTGAATGCGTCGACGGTTTGGTTGGCAAGCCACTTGCCCGCGTCCGGATATGCCTTCAGGCGGAGCCCTTCGCTCGCCTTTGTGAATGCGTCGACGGTTTGGTTGGCAAGCCACTTGCCAGCGCTCGCAACGCCGCGCCCTGCCGATCGAGTCCATCCCGATACCGCATCCGACATGCTCGTACTCTCGCCCCATCCCTCAGGAGTGAGTTTATTGATCAGCCATCCAAGTCCAAGCCCGGCAAGCACGGCAAGCACAATCGGAATGATAACCTCGGATGCTGCGGCTGCTCCCGCTCCTTCACCTGCGGCACCGACGCCGAGCCCTTCGGCCTCCGCTTCGGGAACCACTAGGGGCGTCTTAGTGGCAACCCTGAGCCCGAGTTGCTTACCAATCCAGTGAAGGATTCCCTTGGCCCCAAGCGTTCCGAGATATGCGCCGCCCAGCCCAGCGCCAGCGATGCCTATCGAACCGGCGACGCTTTGCTTTCCTCCCGTGTGTTTATCGATGAGTCCGAGGATTTTATTCAAGCCTTCGAGCAACCAGTCGACCGCGGGAAGGAATCTTTGCCCAATCAGCGCCTGGAAGATTTCAAACTGAGTGTCGAAGCGGAGCATGTTGTGTTCGAAGTCTGCCGACTGTGTGGCGAGTTGGTCTGGATTCAGGCCGGCATCTTGGAACATCTTCAGCCGTTCCTTGCGGGCCGCGTCGAACCGGTCAAGGTTCTTCAGAAGCAGGTTCAGGGTATCCGGATCGATGCCGAACTGCTGGCCAAACTGCGCCGCGATGTAGGGCTGCATCCCCTTCAGCCGGTGCAAGAGGTCGAGTTGCATGTCGGCGGGATCGCGGCCTTTGGTCTGGACTCCGAGGTTATTCAGCAACCCGGAGAGGCCAGGATTCAACCGCATTGCGCGCGCCATGCTCTCAAGGGCACTGGTCGCGGTCGTGGCCGAAACGCCAACCATCTGCGCGGCGAATTGCAGTGTCTGAATGTTTTTGACCGAGGTCCCGATGCGCTGGCTGGAATAGTAGAGCGTGTCAAAGCTCTTCGCCATCTGCAGCACGTTCTCATCGATCATCACGGCGACCGCCGCGGTGACGGCGCCCATGGTCTCAATGACGCCGGTCACTTTATTGATTGTGGCCTGCATCTTCCGAAGGCTGGGCTCGTCCACCTTGAAGCCCAGCGCCATCAGAAATTCTTTGAGGATTTCCGGATCAGCCATCAGAATTCCTCATGGTTCATCTGGAATACGGTCAATCCCATCTCGCGCCAAACGCGGCATACCGATGGGCGATCCTCGAAAACTCCAGCGACAACTCCGCCGTCCGCAATGATCTTGTCCAGCAACTCTCGCTTGGTAAGCGTGTCAGGCCGGTGGTCTCCATCCCGCCGCATGATCAACTCCCCTTTCGGGAGAGCGTGGTCCCAAAGCCATTCCTCGGTCTGATGTCTTACCCTATGCGGCCTTCCTGTGAGATAAACGATTTTGCATAATTCGGTGTCATCCTCGGTTGTATAGGACAGGAAGGCGATCGCCTTCACAACATCAATCACATCCTGAATTGGCTCATCGGCAGGGCAAGCATCAAAGAACGCATCCCAATCCTTCGGATCACTCTGGATATAGTGTAGCCGGTGAGCGAGGTTCGCAAGAGTCCCGTCGATGTCCACGATGTAAGTCTTCATCCGGTTCTCCTTGGCGTCAGTCGCTCTTGGTTCTCCGCCTGCACGTCGAGCGCATCGTTGAGCTTGAGAACATCATATAGGCTCACAGAACAATCTTTGAGCGCTTCGTAACTGAGACACCCCGCCAACACTGGCCGGAGAAGCCAATCCTCGCCATTCTGCATCCGTGCGAGCGCTACTGAAGAGGACCTGCCGCGGATGCCTTCAGCGGTCCGGTAGTAAAAACCGGGGAGAGGTTGGCCTTCAGACTTTCGATCACGAGCCGCATGATGGTCAACCAGTCGAGGTCGGCGAACATCATCACGCCGCCGCTGCGCACCTTGGCCCAGCCGCGCTCCTGCTTGCGGTAGCAGTGGTCGAGGCAGTTGAAAATGACATAGTTCGCATCCTCATCCGAGAGTGCCGCGAGTTCCTTCGCAAAGTCGGGCAGCGAGGCCATCACCTGGGCGAAGACTTCGACTTTCTCTTTCTCGTCTACGTCGCCGCCCAGCATGCGCAGGATCGTGGGCCAGAGCTTGACGATGGGCTGTGCCGCAAGGGGCAAGAGCCTACGGTTTATGTGAAATTGCAAAATGGCATTGATCGGGTAGACCTGATATTCACAGTCTCCGATGGTCACGGTCGCGAGAGCTTCAGTTTGCATGATGTCCTTTCCGAATTTCGGAATCAGATTGATGCTAACATATTGTTAGCCATGAAGCATCTAGTAGGTTTCTCGGACAAACCCAAGACGACGGCAGCGAAGCGGCGAGTCCGCAAGGCGAAGAAAGCGGCGAAGAGTGGCTAGGATGGTCTGCCGGTTCTCTTGTGGCGCGGCCTCGGCGGTCGCTACGAAACTGACGCTTGCCGAGCACTCTGCCGAAGAGGTTGTAATCATCAACGCCTTCATTCAAGAGGAGCATACCGACAATCGACGGTTCCTGGCTGACTGTGAAAAGTGGCACGGTCACATCTCCGGGGAGTGCGAGTTTCCCCATCGTCTCGCGCTTCAATTCGGTAGAGCATGGGGCCATCCGGTGATTGATAATGAATCGCTTGCGTCTCCATATCTCATCGGTAGAGGAATCGTGTGAGTCGAAATACGGCCTTTGCGAGTAACTACAGCGCGGCGAGCGAAGTTAGGCGCCCAGAAGTGCCCCAAGCAGTTGAGCCGGATTGCCGAGCGTCTGGGACGCATAGATTGCGGTAAAACTCCACTCGATCAGATTCGAGTCCTTGCCCCATGTGTTGGGCGGCTGGCGTTCGAAGGCGACGCCGGTCGCGGTGAGCTGATCGCCGGTGACGGGATTCGAGACCGTAATCCGATTCACCCCCCAGAACCCAGAAAAACTCGACTGGTAATTCAATCCAAGCTGGAGAACGCTGTTGATGGGTGAGGTCTTCAACACGCGCACGCGCACCTTTGCGGAGCGGTTCTGGCTCAGACTGTGCATGCCCGTTCCATCAGCGCCGATGGTCATGCGGTCGCGTTCATCGACAGGTTCGAACGTGATTCCTTCCTCCGATGACCCCGAGCCATTGCCCAGGATCGCGACCAAGCCGGGGCCTTTGAGCATCGCATGAACGTCCGCGAATGAGTAAGTGCCGAAGACTTCTCCCATTTGAATCTCCTCTTTACGGGTTGATAGTGACCGCTACGTTGGCCGTGTTGATGGCGCCCGAGAGTTTCGCTGCAATCTGGATTGGGCCGGCCATGCGCGAGGCACGCTGGGCCACTGGCTGCGAAGCGAGCGGCGCGGCGTACACGATGAATCCGTTTTCCATGTAGTCGCCGGTTGCCAGCACGGGCGGGATCGGCGCGCTGGTCCAGGTTCCCGCTCCGAGGTAATCGTTGGTCGCATACTGCACGCACACGCCGGTGCACGTGTCCGCCAGGATGTGCATCCCGCCATCCGTCTGCGGGATCTTCGTGCCCGCGTTGAGAAAGGTGTTGAAAAGCGCGGTCGTCATATCGATCGCCAGATTGTCGGCGCCGATCACGGTGTCGATAAACACGTCCGTCGAGCAAGTCGTGCCCGTGAGGAAGATCGACGTTCCATTGTTGATCTCGGCGAAGACGTTGCAATTCTTCGCCTGCAGCGCGGCGAACTGAATCGAGTTCAGGTTCTCGGGAATCAGCGTTGGGCAGTTCTGCCACATGAGGTTGATGGCCGTGCTCGCGCCCGAGTAATTGACGGTGAGGATGCGCGCGAGCGGCGACACGACGGCAACCGAGCTCGTGCTCGAAAACTGCACTGCCGTCTTGTTGACGTTGGCCTGGCTGAGCACGTAGGCAATATCCGAGGTCGCGGTTGGAACCAACACATTCGGGTCCGAGGTCGTGACGCCATAGAAATGCTTCGTCTGCGAGCTCTGCACGTAGTCTGCGACGGCCACATGATCGTTATTGGCCGAGATGGTCGGCATGACCAGCGCATACCACTTGCCGCCAAACTGCGCATCGAACAGCGTCACCGCGGCAAGCGCACTCTCCGCGGCCTGGCCCGGCGACTCATATCCACCGGCGGTGGACGTCAGCCCAAGCAATCCGGAGATGTCCGTCGGACCAGCGCTTGGCGGAGAGAGGAAACTGACCGCGCTCGAGGCGCCGGTTGCGGTACTGGTGACGATGAATCGTCCAAAGATTGGATCCCATGCCACCGTTGCGCCCGTCAATACCAGGTTGATCGCCGAGGCGACCGCCGGCAGATTTGCAACCCCGGTGAGGACGACGCCAGTAACATTCTGCGTGACCGGCGCATCGAGCAAAGTGCTGGCATTGTCGATGAGCGTCTTCGATCCGCCCGTACCCACGGCACCCGTGACAATCAACGTCGCGCCTGCAGTGGATGCGGTGAGGCTGTTGGTTGTGGCGAATGCGGTGTTTAGGTTCAGAAGCGTCACAGCCGCGCCGAGAGTCGTGCCCGAAGGGATCGTCACGGTAAACGCGGCCGAGCCGGTGACCTGCAATTTAAGCGTTCCGGAGAGCGTATCGGTGCTCTGCGCCAAAGTGTATGTGGCTGTCGTGTTGATCGCCGCTGCCGAGGGAACAATCGTCGGCGCTGCGACTGCGACAATCGCGCCAAGGTCTACCGTGAATCCAGCGTTTGCGATGCCGCTAAAGTTCGCGATGGCTTGCTGGGCCGGCGTGAGCGCGGAGCCAATGACCTGTCCGGCCGCTGCGGCCTGTGCCCAACGTCCAATGTAGAGCGGTCCTGCCGGTTGCGGACTCTGCGCGAAGAAAGCGACTGCGGCGGCGTATTCAGGCCCATTCAATCCAAAGTAGGCTGCGACTGCGGCAACGCTCCCGAAAGGAAGGATGCGCGCGACCAGATCAATCACCGTGTTATTGGTCAGCGCAAGCATCGTGTTTGTGGTCTGCGCTGCGCCCGCCGTCTGACTAAGCGAGGTGGTTACATTGATCAAAGTCTGGATGGCAAGCATCTGTGGTCCTCCAACTACTCGTCCAGTTCAATTTCCACCGTAGTCGTGAACGGCGGCACGTCGCTGATGATCTCGATGGAAGCCGATTCGAGATCCAGCACCGGATAGGTCAATGCTATCGCACGGCGCAAGTGAACCTCGAAATCGATCACGCGCACCCAGCGCTCTTTCACGAAGTCTGCGGCCTGATGCGGGTCTTCCACGCGAACCAACCCCATGCCGTTTTCGAGCAGCAGCGCGCGGTTCTGGCCGAGTTGCGCATTGTTCCAAACGCTTGCCGCGATTGCATCGCTGTTTGGTCCATAGGCACGGCATTGCAGGATGAGGATTTCGTTGCGGTAGGTGGCATCGTAACCAGGAATTGGCGGATCGGCGGTTGGGTCTCCAGAGATGTGTTTCGTGAAAGTATCGAAGTCGCGACGCCGGGATCGGATGCCGATGGCAAGCCAATCCTGATTGCGCTCGGGCTGGGGTGGAGGGTCTTCTTGCCAGTTGGGGCGAACCATCGTACCGGGAAGATTCGCGAGGCCCGCAAACCAACTTTGCAAGAGGTCAATCAGCGCGTCGTCATTGGCTTGCTGAAGGGTCGCGCTCGGCAATATAAACGTGGTGCTCAAGTTCAGTCCCTTCCGTGATGCTCAAACTACTTCACACCCTGCTGCCCTATTTCACTACCCATCCTACGGTTCCGGCTACGTCGAGGCATACCTGATAGACCGTTGTGGTAGTGGTGGTGTTGAACCACTGCTTGCCTATATGCGCAGTTGTTGTGCAGCCGGGATCAGTGGGTGTTACGCCAGCTTGAAGTGTTCCGGTTTTGTCACCTTGGGTTCCGTTGCCCACTGCCATGGCACCCGGTGCAAGACGGGAAAATCCACTATCCAATGCGCCTGTTCCGGCGTAGACTGCTTGCGCACCAAAGCCAAACACCCCAGTTATAGGCACACCAAAATAGCCAGCCCAGAACGGTTGATTCGCTGTAACTCCATAATTGGCGACATTCCCTACACAAATATCGTCGCCCGATCCGCCCGGCAAAGCACACAGACCTAACCACGCCTCGCTAGTCGGGGA